GGTCAGGCCGTAGACGGCCAGGTTGGCCTGGGCCGCTTTGGTCTGCCCGGCCGAGAACACGGTCACTTTCGACAGGGCCGACGCTTGGGCGGCCAGCGAGTTGGTCACCGCGTCGCTGGCCCCGGGTATGCGCGACAGGGCGTCCCGAAACTTGGTGTTGGTCTCCTCGGCGGCTTGGTAGGCGGCGACGGACTGCTTGCCGAAGTCCCACACTTGGCGGGCCACGTTCTGGACGACGCCGGCGGCCAGGACGCCGGCAAAAGTCGATTTGAACCGGGACCCGAAGCTTTCGGCCTCGCCGGCGGTCGACTTCAGGGCCGACTGGGCCTGCGACGCGTCGGTGGTGATTTTGAGGCGGATCTCGGCGTCGCTAGCCACGGCGGCGCCTCCCGGCCTGTTTCGCTTTCTCGTTGCGGTGCTCGACGAGCTCGGCGGCGGTGAACATGGCCCTGGGGTCGGCCAGCCACAGGTCGGCGGGGACGCCGGTCTCGACGGCCAGGGCCACCGCTAGCCGTCCGAGACTGCCGGCCGGGTAGGGTCCGTGTCGTCGGCCTCGTCGCCGGCGGCGCTTTCCAGGTCGACCATCTCGTCGACGGTCTCCAGGAAACGGTGAAACGAGCTCGGCGTCCCCTCGACGTGACAGCGGACCAGGGCGTTGTAGACCGGGCGGAGGGCGTCGACACCGTCGGCGTGCTGTATGTCGACGCCTTTGTTGTCGAGGGCGCAGGTGGTGACCTCGGGCAGTTTCACGCCGTCGACGGTGACGACCACCCGGCGCCGAAAGGTGCTCATATCCCGTGGACGTGGTCGGCGGCCTCCTGGACGGCCTTCGCGTACAGGGCGTCCCACTGGTCGGCGGTCTCGTCGAAGGCGTCGCGGATGAACGGGGAGGGCGAGATGTTGTGGCGGGGCCAGCCGTTGTGGATCACGGGGCTGTAGACCAGCCCGGACGACACCTCGGCGGTCTGGGCTTCGCCGGCGCCGACGATCGACGCTCGCAGGGCCCCGGTGAGCACGGGGACGATCTGGCGGGCCCGGCCGCCGACCAGGTCGGCGACCTGCCGGTTTACGGTGCCGAGGTCGCCCAGTTGGGCCGCGGCGGCCCGCATGGTCGCCGCGACCTCGGTCGCGCCTTCTGCGGTGTAGGACTCGCCGGGCACTAGAACCCGGCCGCGACCGGCTCGGCGCCGACCTCCCCTCCGAACCCGGTGCCGTAGGTCCGGGTGGGCCGGCCGACAATGTCGAACTCCCAGTCGGTGTCCAACCTGGTTTGGACGTCTCCGCCTTCGACCAGGGCCAGGATCACGCAGTCACCCGACCAGGTGGGAGCGCCGTCGGTGTTCGGCTTCCACGTGAAAGCCACGGTCTCCATGGCGTGGGTGTAGCAGTAGGCCAGGAAGCCTTGGGGGTCGTCGAAATCCTGCAGGGACGTCCCGGATATCGTCCACGTCTCCCGTTTGCCCGCGGGCAGGGTCTCGCCGCACAGGGTTTCCACGGCGTCGCCGTCGTTGTCGTAGGACGGGTTGACGGCGACCGTCGTGGCCTGGCAGGCGAAGGAGACGGCGGTCCCGGTCCCGTTGCCCCCGAAAGTGAGCTCCCCGTTTCTCAGGCGTGATGCGACTATGGCCATAGTTCGGTGTCCTCCGTCCAGGTGAACAGGTAGGCGGGTATGGGCGCGCTGTCGAGGGCGAGCCGGTACAACACGTACGCCCGGCGTTCGGCCGGGACGATGGAGTAGACGATGGGGGCGAGCTCGGCGCCGGCCTTCCACGCGTCGGCGTTCCACGGTCCGGGCAGGAGGAGGGCGGCGTAAAAGTCGGTGGCCTCCGCGCACGCCGTCGATATCGTCCCCCCGGTGTGCCCGACGAGGACGCACGGGGGCACCGCGGAGCGGGGGTCGACAGTGGCGAAACACGGGTCGGGGAGGGCGGCGTCCAACTTCTCGGCGTAGGCCACGGCCAGGGCGTAGTCGGTCACGCCACGACACTCCGCTGGTTCAGGCCGAGTTCCAGCAGGGCGTAGATGTGGGGGTCGACGGTGCGCATGTTCACGGCCATCTCCTGGTAGTTGAGGGTGCCGAACAGGGCGCCGCGCCGGCCGTACAGCTGGGCCGCGTACATGGTGGCGGCGTAGGTCACGTTGGCCGGCCAGCCGTCCCCGTCGGGCTCGCCGGCCAGGAGCGCGAGCGGGTCGGCCAGGCCGGCGACCTCGGGGCGCAACACGACGATGACGGCGTTGGCCGCGTCGACGGCCATGGCCAGGGCGTCCTCGTCGACGTCGCGGGCGCCGCGGGTGCCGAGAAACACTCTCACCATGTCGACCGTCGTGGCCATGACTACGGGCCGCTCACGGTGACCCGGACCATGGCCTTCGGGGCCGTCACGGCGACCAGGGCTCTCTGTTCGGCCAGGATGACCAGCAGGTTTTTGACGAAATAGTCGGTGTGACTGTCCGTCATGTAAACCGACACCGTGTCTCTCGAAAACAATTGGACGCCTTCTGAGAACTGCCCCACGTAGGCGGTGCCGACGGGGAGCGACGGCACCGAGACGGCTCGCAGACCCCAGAAACTCCCGTTGAGGGTGGGCACGATCCCGGCTGTTTGCATGACCGCTAGGTCGAGGTTCGCGAAGTCGGTGGGGTTGAGGAGGACGGCGTTCGGCGACGCGTACCCGGCCGCCTGGACCTGGGCGAAGGCGATGCGGATCCCGGCCAGCAACTGGGCGTTGGTGACGGTGGGGATCCCGGCCGCGCCGGTCGACGCGGCCAGGGCGGCGGCGACGGCGGCCTCCAGGGCCAGCAGGATGCCGCCCCGCAGCTGGTTTTCGACGATCGACTGGACCTGGGGGATGTCCTCCAGGGCCTGCCTCGATATGGCTTTGTAATGGGCGTAGGTGTTCAGGCTGGACGTGGTCGGGGTGACGGTGATGTCGGCCGGCGGCTTGACCGCCCCTTCGGCGACGACCTGGGCGGTGGGGTACGGCGCCGACCACGCATACCAGACGATCGTGTTCGAGTTGGTCGACACCCGGCCGAGCGAGTCGAGCAGCGGGGACACCATCGACCACGGCGTCACCTGATGGCGGTACGGGTCGAGGACGCCGGCCGGTGTCGTCGACACCAGGATCGGGTCGGCCGCGGCCCGCCCGAACAGTCCGGGAAGCTCAATCTCGTCGGAGCTCCCGTGCCCCCGGTAGGTCCGGAAAGCGTCGGAGGCGACGAACATTTCGCCCCAGGTCTGGGGGGCCCGCTGGTCGAGCCGGGCGGGGAGCACGGCGTCGGGGCGGACCCGGTCGGCGTCGGCGGTCTGGGTGAGCCGGGAGCGGAGCTCGGCGTAGGACCGTTGGGCGTCGGCGATCCGGCCGTACTCGGTGAGCTCGGTGTCGAGCCGGGCGCACCGTTCGGCCATGTCGGCGATCGTGGCCCGCTCTGAGTCGGTCAGGTCGCGGCCTTCGGCCGCGGCGCTGTCGGTCATGCCGTTGACGACCGCGGTCATGTGGTCGCGGTCCGCCATCTTGTCTCGCAGATAGTCGATCATTCTCGGAGTCCTCCGTCAGGGCGTGGGTGGGCTTCTGCGGAGTGTCCTCAAGTGACCGGGCCGGGCCGGCTCGCCCGTCGGCGAGTGGCCTTCGCGTACCGGGCCGGCTTGGCGACGGCGGCGCTTAGCCGGTCAGCGTAGCCACGGCCGGGCGTACGGTGTGAGATCCACCCGGGGCGGGTTTTGGAATCGTTCCAGGATCACGGGGTCGAGCTCGACGGCGGCCCGCACGGCGAGGACGGCGGCGCCGGCGTACGCGCCGACCGGAACGAGTGACACCTCGTGCAGACGGGCCTCGGTGACCTCGGCCGCGCCGTCGGCCGCCCGGTGCCGTTTGGTGGGCAGGAACCCGACGGACAGGGCGGGCAGGTAGCCGCCGGCCGCGTCGGCCAGGGCGTCGTCGCCGGCCGGGCCGACCTTCACCGCGAACGTGCCGACCAGGCCGGCCCGGTCCTCGGTCCAGGTCCGGGACAGGCCGATGGCGGCCCGGTCGTGGGCGTGGCCGACGAGGAGGGGGATGCGGTCGCCGCGCTCGGCGATCGACTTGGCGAAACATCCCCGCTTGAGCCGTTCGCCTCCGGGGTCGGCGACCAGGTAGGTGGTCTCGTCGAACGGAGCGACGACACCGACAATCTCCCGGCGGGCCTCGGCGACGTCGCGGAGCTCCATGAACATCTCAGGCATTGCTGTCGCCTCCGTTGCCGGTGTCGGCCGTGTCGGGTGGCTCGGACACCACGGCCACGGGGATGGGTGGTTGCGGGCTCGAGCTAGCCGGGAGACCGGGAAGAGCAGGCGGGGTGACGGCGCCGGCGCCGGTCGGGTAGTCCATGAGCCGCCGGAACTCGTCGACAGTGATAATCCCGGCGTTCAGCTGGGCGACGAGCGTGGCGTTGCGGTCCGCGGTGGTCGCCCGCTCGGTCTCGTCGGTGTTGACCCGGAGCACGGTCCCCCGGGGGAACTCGGCCGACAGGGTCGACTCGATCCGGCGGATCCACGGGCGCAGGGTGTAGGCCACGAAGTCGATGGCCCGGGACTCGGCGTTGGCGTAGGTGTTCGACGTGCCGACGTCACCGCCGAGCATGTAGCCGGGCACCCCGAACGCGTTGGCGATATCGGTCGTCGACCAGCGGCGGGCCTGGTCCAGCGCGGCGTCGACCGGGGACGTCTGGATCGGCGTGAAACTGGTCGTTGCGTTGAGGACGGCGATCGACCGGCGCCGGCCGTGCTGGTTCATCCACGTTTGTTTCAGCGCCCGGGCGTCCTCGTCGGTCATGTGCGGCTGGGTGGACTGCAGATAGCCGGCCGGCACCCCGGAGCGGTACTGGCTGGCGGTGTACTGGCGGATCGTGACGGCCAGGCCGAGGTCGATGAGATGGCGGGTGAGAACGCCGTGGCCGTGGCCGTGCCAGTACGGCGGGGCACCCCGCAGGTGGATGATGTCCCCGGTCCCGAACGGGGTGCCGTCGCCGGCGTAGTAACGGCCGTCGGTGTCGATGGCCACGTCGTCGGGGTGCAGCGGGTACAGCGGCGGTAGCGGGGTGCCGTCGACCGCCCGGGACGGGACGTAGACGTAGCCGTCACCCCACCACAGGGCGCTGGTGATGACGCCGGCCCAGAAGTCGACCGCGGACAGGTTGGCGTCGTCGGTCGGGCGGGCCATGATCCGCCGGTCGGCCCGCAGGCCTTGGGGGTCGCCCACCCAGTCCGGGGCGGGCAGGATGTCGGCCGCGGAGACGAGCTCGGTGGCGTTTTGGTCCCGGTAGCGGACGACCTCCCAGGGCAGGCCGGCGATGGTGCCGGCGATGAGCTCGGTGCAGCGGGTCACCGCCGGGAGCGACGTGAGCCACCAAAAGTCGGTCGCCCCGGGCGGCGGGTTGCCCCATGTCCCGGTGCCGTCGTCGTTGCCAAGCCACCAAAGCCACGGCTGGTCGACCTCCCACCCGTCGGGCGAGTTGACCAGGATGTCCCGGCCGTCGGTCGCTTTGTAGACCGCGACGTCGACGGGGCGGCCCGCGGCCCTGGTCTCTAGTGCTCGCGATTGTTTCTTTTTCTTAGCCGCGCGCTAACGGTAGCGCGACACCATCGCGCGACGGTGTGACCGGCTAGAAGGCGGTCCAGGTGGCGGGTTCGGCCTGAGCGGGGTGGGCGAGGGCCCACACGGCGGCGGTGGACGCCACGACAGGGGCGATCGACCCGGTGACACCGCGACGTTGCCAGGTCCAGGCGCCGTCGCCGGCGTCCCGGCCGGGCGCGATCGCCGCGGCTTGGGACAGGGCCGGGTGGGTGCCGACGTGAACGGTCCGGTCGACCAGGTGGGCGAGCCAGCCGGCGCACGCCGCGGCCCAGTCCCGGCCGCGGACGGCGAGCACGGGCAGGCCGGCGGTGGCCAGGGTGTCGGCCACGTCGAGGACGGGGCTGTCACCGGGGTAAGCGACGGCGACCGGGCGGTAGCGGGCGGCGAGCTCGTGGCACCGTTCGGCCAGCCACCCGGTTCCCGGTCTCACGTCGACGAGCTCGGTGCGCAAACCTTGGAGGTCGTGCCACGCGACCGCGACGACGGCGGACGAGCGGTCGCGTGGCGCGTCGAACCCGAAGGCCAGGCGGGCGCCGGCCGGCGGGCTGCTTGTCGGCCGGGTTTGCGCCGCGGCCCACGCCCCGGGCGGGATTTTCGGGGCCGCCTCGACGCCCATGCCGTCCGGCCAGCGATTCCCGAAGCTACGGGCGAAGCCGGCCGGGCCGAGCTCGTCGAGAGCGGCCCGCATCTGGGCCACGCCGATCAGAGTGCCGAAGGCGGGATGAAACTGCTCCCACGAGCTCGGCGCGGCCGGGTCCAGGTCGTCCGGGCAGGACCACTCGAAGTAGGCCAGGCCGTCCCGGCGTCCCTCGGCCACGGCCTGGCGGCCGCGACACACGAGCTCCCATAGCCACAGGGAGCTTTCGTCGCCGGCGGTCGACAGTTTGATCACCTGGGCGCCGGGCCGGGTGGCCTGGGTGGGCACGATGGCCTGGTCGATCTGGCGGCCTCTTTCGAGCTCGTGGGCCCAACACTCGTCGACGATCACCAGGTCGGACTGCTTGGAGTGCAGCGACGCGGGGAGCGGGGCGAAGATGCGAAACATGCTGCCGTGCGGGAAGGTGACGGCCTCCGAGCCCTGGGCCCGCCGGACCTTGGCGTAGGGCAGCAGGGGCGAGGATTGCAGGCCGGGTACGTGCTCGTTGAGCAGCCAGTCGCGGGCTATCTCCCGGGTCTGGGCGGTGTACCACACTCGCTGTCGAGGGCGGTACAGGGTGCGGTGCTCGGCGATCGCGCCGACCAGCGTCGTCTTTCCCGACTGGCGGGGCACGGTGATCGCCACTGTGGAGTAGCAATGCAGGCCGGTCGCCGGGTCTATCTCGCCGGCCACGTCGGCGATATGGGCTTGCCAGGGGAGCAGCGGCCAGCCGAGGGCGTCGGCCAGGGCGGCGACGGCCGGGCCGTAGGTGGGCCTCTCAGTCGTCCTCGCCGTGGCGTGTGACGGGCGCGGACAGCCCGGCCACGAAGGCGGCGAACGGGTCAAGGGGTTCGGCTACGTTCCCGGCCAGACCGTAGGCCTGGCGGATTTCCAGGTACGCACGGACACATTTTGCGCCTGCGTCCAGATCGGCTTTGCCGACGGCCAGGTCGACGAGCTCGGCCGTGGCCCGCAGGTGGGCGCGGCCACCAATCGGGACGGCGGTCTCGGCCCGAAGCTCGTGGTTGAGGGCGGTCTCGACTCGGCCGGGCCGTCTGGCGGTCATCGGCGGCGTTTCCGGGCGTCCGGGGGGGGATCCCGGCGAGAGCAGTCCCGCACGCTCGGCGCCGCCCAAAAAAAATCGGCGGCGCCCGGTCGGTCCCCCCTCACCCGCGCGCATCCCCCCACCATGTCCCCTGTCCCCCTACCCGTCCCGCCAGTCGTCCCGTCCCCCTGTCAGTCGTCCGCCTCCCCTGCCG